ACAGAATATGCTGGATAAAGAGAACCAGGCCATCCAGATTGGCGCACAGCTTATCACCCCGACGCAGCAAATCACCGCCGAATCAGCCCGTCTGCAACGCGGCGCTGATACGTCCGTTATGGCGACAATCGCACGTAACGTAAGCATGGCTTATACAGATGCATTGCGCTGGGTAGCCGCGATGTTAGGGCTGCGTGAAGGCACAGAGATTGAGTTCAAACTGAATATGGAGTTCTTCCTGCAACCGATGACCGCGCAGGACCGTGCACAGTGGATGGCAGACATTAACGCTGGTCTGTTACCGGCTACTGCTTACTATGCTGCGTTGCGTAAAGCGGGTGTAACTGACTGGACTGACGAGGATATTCAGAACGCTATTGAAGATGCGCCGCTGCCATTAGGTGCTGTTGCTCAGGTACAGGGGGAAATTCCTGCTACAGCAAGACAGGAACAATCCCCGCAAGACCAACAGCAGCTATAAGAAAAGGCCCCGAAAGGGGCCTTAATTTTATAGCTTAAGTTCTTCCGGCACATCCGGCACGGCGTTATATTCCCACCATTCAGAACCATCGTATTCTCCGCGAGAAGACCATGTACCATCTTCGTACCAAATTACCCCGAAGAAGTTTTGACCGCCATAACCGTTGTGATATTCAAAATCAAGTGCGACCATTAGGCTTTCCCATTCTCCGCGGGAGTAATTCTCCCGCAGGATCCATTTACTCCCCTCAACGAAACCGTAATCCGCGTCATAGTCTGCAAACCAGGCGCATTTAACTACATCTTTACCATCCAGATGGGCGAGCAACTCTTCTTTAGCATTAATCATGTTTTCTTCCTCTTTGCCGTTTAACTGAATAGTACCCTATTATATTGGTGTCTGCAAATATTATTTTTATGCGTTACACTGGCGATACTACAGGAGGGCACATGAGCTTACTTACATCCCTAATCAGCCACCAGATATGGCTGCAACGCGCCGCATCCGGTGAGGTGAAAGACCTTGCACCGTTTCTTCAGGAAATGCGGGACGAAATCAAACGGCAGGGCCTGTTATTCGGCGACGACAGGCGAAGCACCGCGCGACTGAATAAACTGTTACGTGACCTTGAAGAAGCATTAACCGGACTTACGGGTGACTGGCGGACAAAGCTGACAGAAGACCTTAAGGAACTGGCGGCGTATGAGGCCGAGTGGAACGTAAAGACACTTACCGCCAACGTAGACGCGGAATTTGTTACGCCTACCGCCGAACAGGTGTGGGCCGCTGCCGAGTTTCAGCCCTTATCGTTAAGCGACAAGCCCGTCGATTTCACGAAACTTATGGAAGGCTGGGGTGAAACAGAAGTATCACGCCTCGTTACCGGCGTTAAGATGGGCTTTGTCCAGGGCCAGACGACACGGCAGATTATCAAGAGCGTGGTCGGCTCTGGCGGACTGGCGGACATCTCGGAACGCAATGCAGCTACCGTAATCCGCACTGCGCTGTCTCACGTGTCCAACGAAGCACGCAACGAGACGTACCGCCAGAACTACGACATCATCGAGAAATACGAATGGGTGTCAACGCTGGACAGCCGTACCAGTACGATTTGCAGAGCCAGAGACGGAATGACGTGGGAAATTGGTAAAGGGCCGATGCCTCCGGCCCATTTTGGGTGCAGAAGTACCACGGCCCCGGTAATTAGTTCCGAGTTTGACTTCCTCGATAAAGGCGCAAAACGAGCGGCTAAGGGCGCGGACGGCGGCACTCAGGTAAGCGAAGACACCACTTATTACGAGTTCCTCAAACAACAACCGGCATGGTTTCAGGACCAAGCGCTCGGGCCGACCCGCGGTAAGATTTTCCGTAACAGCGGTATATCGCCGGAGGAGTTTCGCGTAATATCTGTAGATGGTTTCGGGAATCCGCTCACGCTTAAGCAGATGGCGGAACTCGATAAACGTGTTGCCGATTATCTGAAAGGGGAATAATTATGGGCTTTTTCAAAGTAACTGATGTGCCGTCGCGCCGTGTCGTCCAGTACGCTCGCGTGTCTGGCTCCGGGGAGAGCGTGGTGTTTATTGAAGATGAAAGTGTGCTCGGTACACCCGTAGACGATATGCCGTTTGCGGATAAAACCGGTATTGCGCTGCCAGCGGCGGGCATGCTTTACGAGATTCCGTATCTGGCCGATGCTGGTGATGTGTATTTCTCTATGCAACCGAAAGACACTGAATTGGTGGACGGCAGCGCAACTATCACTGTCGAAGTTAAGGCAGGCAAAGCGCCGTATGTTCTGACCTGGTACAAAGATGGTAAGGAAGTAGTAAACGCCCCGGAAGAGGCTTTGTCTCTGACGGTTAACGCGGTGGGTGAATACTTCGTTAAAGTTACTGATGCCGATGGTGTAGAGGCCGTCAGTAAAGCGGCGAAGGTCACCAAACCAGAATGATATAAGGCCCCTTAACGGGGCCTTAGTTTTATTTAAATCGCGCAGGCATTAACACCATAAAGGCCGTGTTTGAAAATGATATTTTGCATCCTCTGGTTTGGTCCTGGAAATCGAAACGAGAAATTTCATTTTTGTACGCCTTAGAAATCTTGTACGCGTCTGCCAAATAACGCAGAGTGAACCCTATACTATCGACAACACCCGGTGTGATGTGCGCCACGCGTTTCCAGTCAGGAAAGTTTCCTTCTACAACATCTACCGGAAGTGTACATATAAGCGCGCGACTATCGTCATAGAAAGAAACACTGCCGTTGTCGTGGTCTACCTCTGCGTAGTTAAATTTAGAAGGCTCTCTCCCTTTGATATCAATGAGAACCCCTTTCTCAACGTTTGTCTTCACATTGTCGCAGAACAATCTATGCCCATTCGTAGACACTATCAACCCCTCAGGTTCTATGTAAAAAGCGTTCAAATAGTAGCGCACATCGTTTTTAGCCCTGCAGATTTTCGCCCCTACATACGCAGGGAAAGTAATTACCGTAGTAACCATTTCTCATCTCCTGTTTAAGTTAACTGAATAGTACCCTATTATATTGGAGTATGCAAACTATTTGTTTACGCATTCCAGTTATTACACTCAATTGTAAATGTTGGAATAAACTATTCGAATAGTTGACTTTTCACTAAAAATATGCTAAGCTCCACCTGAGCTTGTGAAGTATGAACAAGCGACCGCGTCGCGGGCAGGTAACGGAGCTGGACGTAAGTCCTGAGTGTAGTTACGCTGACGCGTCCGGAAGGGCCATACTCTATTGCTTGTGTAAAAAAGTAACTGATTTACTGAGATTACGCCGTTTCTGTGTTTAAATGATAAGGACTAGCGCCCCGCTTTAAGGCGGGGCTTTACTTATCGAGAAAGGAGAAACATGAATCTTAAAGCAACTGTCGTAGCGGGAGCATGTTTCATCATCCTGGCTTACGCACACGGCATCTACCAGTACCACAGCGGCTGGAACGAAGGCCGGGCGAATCTCGTTTCGCAGCAACAGCAGAAAGCACAGGCTGAGTTAGCGAAGAAAACACAACGGCAGCAGCAAGATGAATCGAAGGCCGCAGCCGCCGACAACGAAGGCAAGACGAAATCAGAGGTGATTACCCGTGAAGTCGTTAAGTACATTAAAACGCCTGGCCGCAGCGTGTGCACTTTCGACGATGCTCGCGTCCTGCTCAAGTCCCGCGCCGTCGCAAACGCCAATTCCATCCCCGGATACGACAATGATGCAGCCTCCGTGCAAACTGGCGCCGCCAAGTAGCGACGCTGACGAGGATTTAGCTATCGACGTCCAGAACGCCGAATGCGTACGGCAGCTGAGGCTGAAAGTGTTCATGTTGCAGGATTACGTGAGGAATATTCTGGAATAGTTGCCTTGCATGTTGGAATAATTTATTCTTGACATGTAAATCCGGGTGGCCCGGGTTCCAACGTCCAGGGGACATACTGACTATGAATCGTTTTTTACGTTATCCGTTCCAGGAAGAAGCTGGGGCAGAAGATAAAGCTGGTGGCGGTGACGCGCCAAAAATGTTCACAGCCGAAGAAGTTCAGGCGCTGATTGAGAAAGAAGTCGCCGGTCTTAAGGCTAATCAGGAAGCATTGCTGGCGGAGAAGAAAGAAGCCGCTCGTAAAGCAAAAGAGGCCGAAGAAGAACGGCAGCGCGCGCACCAGGAGGCACTAAAAGCCGCCGGTAAGATGGACGAGTTCGAAAAGACGATTCGTAGCCAGTATGACCCGGTGTTAGCCGAGAAAGATGGTCGCATCTCCAAAATGGCGGAGCGCATCCTCGGCAGCGAACGTAAAGCGGTGTTAGGCTCTTTCGCAGGTGACTTCATCACCCCGGAAGCAGTGGACATTCTTGCACCGTTCGTTAAGACTGAGTTCGAAGGCGATGATGTGGTTACTAAGTTTGTTGGCGCAGATGGCAACGTAATCACGACTGACCCTGAACAGTTCCGCAAATACCTGCGCGAACATAAAGCGTTTTCGCATTTGATTAAAGCAAATGCAGCTTCCGGCGGCGGGGCTTCCGGTGGCAAAGGCGGCGGGGCCGCACCAGCGTTTAAAGACATGAGTGAATCGGAGCGTTTAGCTCTGTATAAATCGAACCCTGCCGAATTTGAACGGCAACTTAAAGCCCTGAGGAAATAATAATGGCAATTACCACTATCGGCGATATCGTAACTGGCAACATCCCGGTCCTGGCGTCTTATATGACCGAGGACCCGGTGGAAAAAACCGCGTTCTTTCAGTCCGGTATTCTGACCCCGACTCCGTACGCTGCCGAGATTGCTCGCGGCCCGTCCAACATCGCCAACATTCCTTTCTGGAAAGCGATTGATACTTCTATCGAGCCTAACTACTCGAACGATGTGTACCAGGACATTGCAACCCCGCGCAACGTGCAAACCGGCGAGATGATGGCCCGTGTTGCGTACCTGAACGAAGGTTTTGGTCAGGCGGACCTGACTGTTGAACTTACCAGCCAGAATCCGCTGCAATCCGTGGCTTCTCGTCTGGATAACTTCTGGCAGCGCCAGGCACAACGCCGTCTGATCGCTACCGCGCTCGGTCTGTACAACGACAACGTAGCCGCTACCGACGCGTACCACGAGCAGAACGACATGGTTGTAGACGTGTCCGCTACTCTGGGCTTCGATGCTGGCGCGTTCATCGACGCTACCCAGACTATGGGTGATGCACTGATGGGTAACGGTGGTGAAGTGCTGGGCGCTATCGCTATGCACAGCTTCGTATACGCGCAGGCGCGTAAGCAGCAGCTCATTGACTTCATCAAAGACGCTGACAACGACACCCTGTTTGCCACCTACCAGGGCTACCGTGTGATTGTTGACGACAGCATGACCGTAGTCGGCACCGGCGGCAGCCGTAAGTTCATCTCCATCATCTTCGGCAACGGCGCTATCGGTTATGGAGAAGGTAACCCGACCAATCCGCTGGCATATGAGCGCGAAGAGTCCCGCGGCAACGGCGGTGGCGTCGAAACCCTGTGGACCCGTAAGACATGGTTGCTGCACCCGTTTGGTTACAGCTTCACCAGCGCGGTGATCACCGGCAACGGCACCGAGACTGTTGCACGCTCCGCTTCCTGGCAGGACCTGGCGAACGCATCCAACTGGAACCGTGTTGTTGAGCGTAAGCACGTACCGATTGCCTTCCTGGTAACTGGTGTAGGGGCTTAAGGTTAAGCTATAATCGAGAGGGACTTCGGTCCCTCTTTTCATTTACTAAGAGGTGAATTATGGCTAAGACCGGAAAAGGCTTGCCGCGCAGCCTTCAGAATGTCGACTTCGGCGACCTGGACATCAGCGTAGGCTGGGGAGAAGTAACAGGTAAACCGGCGGTAATCGCGGCGGGGGCGACCCAAGAGGCGGCACGTACCGCTATTGGTGCAGGTACGTCAAGCCTTGCGATCGGAACAACTTCGACTACCGCGATGGCGGGAAATAAGTTCGTTCAGGGTGCTGCGGTTACAGACGTCGGCACGCAGACCGTTACGGGTGAAGAGGCTGCCGCGGTTGCTACGTCCGCACAGACTGCGGTTAACGCGGTAGGCACTCAACTTAACGCCTTACTGGCACAACTTCGTGCCGCTAAAATCATCGCATCCTGAGGAGCTTAAAAATGGTTGATGTAATTAAACGTCGTATTACTGGTGTGTCCGCCGATACCGTGGGTGCTAAAATCGATATGGCAAATATCTCGCCAGCGTCTTTCTCTTCCGCGCTGGCGGCTACTACCTCCGTTACCGCAGGTGGAACCATGACACTGACCGTAACCGTAACGGGCGGTCTGGAGCCGTATTCCTACCAGTGGTACAAGAACAACAACGCTATCGCCGGGGCGAACGCTGCTTCCTATGTGAAGGCGTCCACTACTACCGCAGATTCCGGTACGTATAAAGTGGTTGTTCGCGATGTGTATGGTAATATTATCTCCAGCAGCACTGTAGCAACTGTGTCTTAATGCGACGGCCCTTCGGGGCCGTAATAAGGAAAGGTCATGGCAGATAATTATGTAATCCGCGAAAAATACACCCACGTTGATGTTGTTGACGGTCAGGTGATACCAGTTCGCGGTGTTGTAGAAGCGGACGAGCTGGTTGCAACCCAACCGGACAGCGAAGAAGCGCACAACAACGGCGGCGGTACTAAGCGTCGTCGCCGTAAGTCAGAGGAATAATTTATGCCGCTAATCGTGGAAACGGGAGAAATCGTACCTGGCGCGGACAGTTACATTAGCCTGGCTGACGCCTGCGCGTTAGCGGCTAATTATGGCCTTGAGCTACCGGAAGACGATACCGCAGCAGAGGTGGCCTTGCGCAACGGCGCTACTTATGTCGGGCTTGCAGAACCGCAGATGTGCGGTAGACGCGTGTCGGCAGAACAGTCTCTTGCGTATCCTCGCACCGGCGTAACGTTAAATGGCTTCCCTGTAGCGAACAGTGTTATCCCGAAACAGATAATTCTTGCGCAGGTAATCGCCGCAGTTACGTATGGCGCAGGCACCGAAGTGCGGGCTAACTCAGACGGCCGTTCCGTGCAGACTGAGCGTGTCGAGGGTGCAGTGACAGTGACCTACTTCAACAACGGCAACAGTGGCGCTACGACCGCGATTACGGCTGCGGACGACGCCTTACGCCCGTTACTGTGCGGCGGTCTTAACAATGGCTTCTCGTTTAACGTGTACCGGGGTTAAAAATGGCGAATACTAAAACAGAGATATTCACGCTAATCGGTTCCGAGCTACCAGACAACACGACCGGACTTATCACGCCAGCGAAGCTGCGCGAGGTATTAACCCAGATGGCGGACTCACCTATTTACGCCACTCCCGGTGTTAAAGAGGTTGAAGTTCTCCGCGCAGCGTCAACAGTAGCGCAAGCGCCCGCCGCAGTAGATACAGCATTGCAGTTAACTTTCGGCTCTGCTCAGGGTAGCGCATCTGACCCGGTAATGCTTAATGCTGCGGGGCTGGTTACGTTCAACACCGCGGGTAATTATGCCGTCCGCATCAAGTTACAGGCGGGGCGCACTGGAGCGAGCGGTACATCTATCCTGTTATCGCGCATCCTCATCAACGGTGCTCAGTACGGCTCTCCCGCTGCCACAAAAATAGTCAGCGCCGACATAACAATTCCTATTGAGTCCCGCGTCGTTATTAACCCAACCGCAGGCCAGACGTTTGCCGTTCAGATTATGCGGGATAGCGCCGGGGCCAACTTCGGCGGTGTATACCCACAAGCGGCTACAGTAACCTCATGGGGCACGGCACCGTCGGCGCTACTGGTTATCTCGAGACTGGAGGCCGCTTGATGAATAAGTTCGCATGTGGTTTAGTTTTTGGTTTTCTTACCGCGGTAGTCTTGCACAGTTACGGTGTTCTTTTGACGCTGCAAGAGGTGTTAAAATGAGCACCGCTTTCAGTAAACGTATGCAAGGCGTGGGTACACGTCTGCTAACCAAATTCGGTAGCACGGTATCTCTGGTTCGTGCTGGCTCGAAAGTGTGGGATGAAGTTCTCGGTGAGTACGTCTGGTCTGCGGATGAAGTGTTGCCGTTGAAGGCGGTTCCGGTTCCGGTAAACGCGGGACTGGTAAACGGTACGACGATTCAGGCTGGCGACATGATTGTTAAAGCGGATTGCAGTGTTGTACCGAAGATGGAAGACAAGGTGCAATTCGGCGGCGAGCAATGGTCTGTCGTAGCCATTGAGAAGAAGATGGTTAACGATGATGTCGTGGCATACTTTATCCAGGTGAGAAAATGAGTTTCGCGCTTGATGTCTCTAAGTTCGTGGAAAAGGCGAAGAAGAATCCTGAGAAGGTGATGCGTCAGGTGTCTATCAAGCTGTTTTCCGCTATTATAAAGGCGAGTCCGGTAGATACAGGCCGATTTCGTATGAACTGGATGGCATCTGGCGGTACTCCTGCTTCCGGGATTACGGACGCTACGGATAAATCAGGAAACATAGCAATCGGAAACGCTACAGGTTTCGTACTGAAAGCCACCGACTGGCGCGAGTTCACGCTGACAAATAATCTGCCGTATGCACAACGACTGGAGTATGGTTGGTCGCAGCAAGCGCCCGCCGGGATGGTCAGGACTAACGTGTCTCGCTTCCAGCAACTCATTAATGAAGAAGCCAACAAGGTGAAATAATGGGCTACTTTGAGGACTTAACCAAAGCGTTTGATGTGCCGTTGGTAGCCTTCGGGAACGCAAACGGCATCAAGGTTGCGCTTGAAAACATCGACGCGCCGACGTCAACAGATACGCCGTATCTGGCGAGTTACATGTTGCTGGCGGATACGGAACAGGCGGATTTGTTCTTCACCGAGCAACGCTCTGGTATCTATCAGGTCGACATTAACTACGCATCGGTGAAAGGTAGCGCGCCAATCAATAAAATGGCAGACTTACTTAACACGGCGTTTAAAGCAGGTAAGTCATTTTCACGTAACGACATCTGCGCCGAGGTTCAATCGGTTAGCCTGGGGCCGCTGATTGTAGAAAACGGATGGGCCAAACGACCATTGTCAATTAACTTTATTGCATTCACCAAGAGGCTGTGAATATGGCTACAACTCCTTTTAAGGGCGCGACTACCGCGCAATTCTATGTGGCGGAAACTACCCCTGGCGTAACACCGACTAACCCGGTATGGTCGCCGTTGCGTAACACAGGTGGCGTTCCTGCTATTACCCGTGACACGCTGACCTCCAACGAACTGGACGGCAGCCGTGAAACTACATCCATCCGAACCGGTAACAAACAGGTTAGCGGTGAATACGCGGTCGAGCTTAGCTCTAAAAGCCAGGACGACTGGCTGGCGGGTGCTTTAGGCTCTACGTGGCAATCCGGTGTTTCTCTGTCGGGGCTGTCGATTACCGTCGCACCGGTGGGCAAGACGTTCACCCGTGCCGAAGGTAGCTTTATTACTGACGGTGTGGAAGTAGGCGACCTGATTGCGTTTACTGACTTAACCGGCGATAACGCTAAACCGTTTATTGTTACTGCGGTAGAGGCACTGGTGGTAACTGGTGCGGGTATTCAACACACTCTGATCGCCGAGACTGCTACTACCGCGGCTAAGACCGGCGACAAACTGGAAACCGGCAGCCAGTGTAAGACGTTCTCTATTCTCACCTGGTACAAGGGCCAGTGCGGCGGGACAGACGCGTACACGCTTACCAAAGGCGTGGAAGTTTCTGGTTTCACTGTTGAACAGGCCGTTAACGCGATGGTGACGGGCAGCTTCCCGTTCATCGGGCGCAGCCAGGAGATTCTTACCGCGGCGCCGTCTGGTTCCGACTTCTCCTCTGTTACGTTTGGTGACGAGCCGTTCTCCTCGGTTGACGTTTCCGTGTTCGATGGTTCTACGCCGTTGCGTTGCGACAGCCTGACCATCACCAACGACAACAGCGCGTCCGCACAGTTCGAACTCGGCAACACTAACGTTGCATTTGTTGAGCGTAGCCGCGCGGCTAACACCTTCTCTATCTCTGGCAAGCTGTACGACATGGCGATGATTCAGAAGTTTATCAACGAACAGCAGGTAGAGATTAACTCTATTCTGGCTGGGGTAAACGGGGCTATGTCTTTCAGTTTGAAACGTGCAGAACTCACGGCGGTCACACCGGAGATTGGCGGACCTGAGTCAATCACTCAGTCTATTGAAGGCCAGGCTACTGGCAACCAGTACCAGTCGTCTATTGTTATCCAGCGTATCACCTACGCATAAAACTAAGGCCCCGAAAGGGGCCTTTTTCTTACTCACTTTTGAATGCCATTTCGTAGAAGTTAGTTAACTGACCTCTGTCACTCCGTTCTGTCATCTCTTTTGCGGCCTCTTCCTTGCTACCTACGGCGTAAATATCAACCCACTCATCCCATTCTTCGTCATATACGCGGATAACGTATATTGTTCCCATTGTGCCTTCACGCATTTGGGTAAATCCCCAGGATTCTATTAGCAATCGCGGCCGCTGTTAATGTAATCTCGCCTGGGATGACCACAACGTCATGACATACCGCACCATCAATACCGTACAGGTAACCACGACTATCCCCGTCAAACGTATAGCCGTCTCTGCGCAAGCGAACGATTTTTACGTCATGCCCTGCGGCGACGATAGGGGACACTTCACTGGCGAATCCACCGTCTGACACTACAAAAACGTCATCGCCGTCGGGCAAGTTTTCAGCAAGATACTTACCGAAATAATCGCCGCCGAGAACCGGTTTAATGAATTGCTCAGAAATGGCAATCATGAACTGACGACGAGACAAACCATTAAGGAAACCCTCTGGCTTTTCTTTCCGCGCCCGGTCGTCGTAGCCGTCGAGAAACTCGTGGTACGCATCCGGACCTAACGCTGCCAGAGCAATATTGAACATTGGATTTTTGAAACTGGTAGCACCCTTCGCAAAGCCCATTTCTACCAGCGCCATAGCAAGTGTGTCTTTCCCACAACCCGCCGGGCCATTAAGAATAATTACCTTAGCCATTATTTATCGCTCCCGTGTGATTTTAAGTGTGTAGAATTCCCGTTACAGTCGTATTCAGTAACCGCGTGAGTGGTTATACCGAGTCCGCGGAAATGCTTTATTACCGCCGGAGAGTCGTCGAATGCGCACAATATTCTTTCCAGCCCGATAGCACGTAACACCTCTTCTTTAATTACGATGTCTTTTCTGTTGTCGTGTTTGCTGCGCATGATTAACTGATAAAATTCGACGCGGTGGCGCTGCAACCACATTCTGGTTTCTTTTTCTGCATCATCACTGCGACCAGTTAAAATAATAACGGCGTAGCGACGATTAAGGGCGTTACACAGTTCGATGTTATCTCTAATTGGTTCATCATCTTTGCACGCCATGTTAAAGGGTTTCCACGCCCATGTTTCGTTGTAGTTATCTTTCGGCAGCAGGTGTAAACGATGTGTACCATCTGCCAATGTTCCATCTAAATCGAAAATTACAATATCTTTCATCCCAGCATCTCCGGTGAAATAGTTAAACGTGCGACCTCGCCGTATTCGGCGCTATAAGTAATTACATTTGCACTGCGTCCTGACATCCATCCGCCGCGAGAGGCGTAGGCGTCTTTCGCCGCTAAGGTGCGGTGTTGCTCAACAATCATGTTACGGCTTTCTACAATCTTCTGGTGGTGCAGGTGGCCTACGTGGGCGTAGCTGTACACGCTTTCGCCAAATGCTTTGCGGAACTTGGCAATCATAACCGGTTCGATAGCGTCGAATCGTGCTTTATGCCCGTGGTGAAAGAACAACGTCGTTTTGCCGTGTTGCACCATCTTGTAAACATCCGGCGACGTATCGACGAACACACGCGGCTCATTGTCGTACAGCGTGTTGAACATCTCAGCCAGCCAAATCATACCCGATTCGTCGTGGTTCCCTTGCACGATAAGCAAGCGAACGGTTTTATGTTTAACAAGCGCCATATCAACAACACGGCGCACCATACGAATCATGTAGCGAACCAGTTTCTGATAGCGAGTATCGGCGTCCAACACATGGCGCGACTCAGGTGTAACGGCGTCCAGGCTATCGAAGTGAGCAAAGTCACCCAGCAGGTTAATAACCCCGGTTCCCGCATCTGGTGCTTTCTGAAACGCCGCATCGAACCAGCGAGAAAACAGGTCTTCCGCAATCTTCATATCCCAGTCGTCGCCGCTCTCGTCAGCCCAGGCCAGCATACCGAGATGGAAATCAGATACCGTGTAAAGATTGAGCAGCTTGTCGTCGCGTTTGGTGCGGGCGGCTTTAACAGGCGCAACTGGAGTAATCTCTGACTTCATGCCCTCGATTACGGCTTTCATCAATTCGACCTGACGTTCGGCATCGGTATCGGTCTTAACCCATTGCAACTTAGTGTTGCCGAACTCGTCCACAAGTGACGATGTTCCTTTAATCTTGTAGCCGTCCGGCACAAGGTGGCTAACGTCACGCCCATGACCCACGCCTTTCTTCGCCAGCTTCGCTTTACGGATACGAATAACGCGGTCTGAGATTCCGTACTTACGTGCGATATCAATAATCTTCATTCCGGCGTTCAATTCTTCCTGTAACTGTTCGTCGGTTATTTTCTTCTGGGCCATGCTTACTTCCTCGTGTTTAGGATTTGTCTTATAGTAGCTTACTTCTCTTTCACGTTCGAGTTGCAAGCCCAGATTAAAATAAATACCCACGGCAGCAGAACCCAACCAAGAAACAGGTTAGCCATGAATATAGCTAACTTCGCTTTATGGTTACGGAAGTACGCAACCAGGAAAGGTGCGAAATAAGCGAGCAGTGCAAACAGAATTAAGGAAACTGGTAAACTGGACATTTTAAACCCCTTCATTGTTGGTGTAAGTGAATAGTACCCTATTATATTGGGGTGTGCAAGTAATATGGTAGAATAATTTTGCGCCTAGTGTCGCACACGAAAAGCGGGTGGTTCCCGTCTGGCGCATTTCCTTTAACCAGTAACCTCTTAACCAAAGGATTAAAGAATGAAACTTTCTGATTTTTATTACGAAGCTGAAGCCGAAAAGGGTGCGCGTATGCCGATACCGTTAAAAGACGGTACCGATTCTGGGGAATGGCTTAATGTTGTTTCTCCTGAGGCAGACGTTGCCGTTAAGGCTATGCGCGCGTTCACCCTTGCATACCGGGCAGTGTTAGGGAAATTAAAACCGCTTCGTGATAAGTGCGAAGAGATGAAAGATTTCTCTGAATACAACCTGAAGATGGAAGATGCGGCCACGGACCTTAACCGACAGTTAGCAATTGAATTGATTAACGGGTGGAGCCTGGACGACGAATTCAATAAAGAGAATCTGAACACACTCCTGACGCAATATAAACGACTCGCGGAACTTGTTGTTGTGTTTCATAACGAACAACTGCGCCAGTTACAGGAAAAGTAGACGCGTTGCTCCAGTTCGCTCGTTGGAACTTCATAACCCGCCACAAACGGCGGGAATTTGACAGTATCGCCGACGGGCATAAAGCCGCGCTAATTGCTATGGGGGTTATGCAAGACGCGCCGGAAGCAACGCAGGACACCGGGCCGGAATGTCCCCCTGAGCTATTAACCACCTTCGAGAAGTACCGGGAAATCAAATTTACCCGCCGAGTAGATGACGACGACATCAAGATGTACCCGCGAGAACAGTTACGATGGTCGGATTTAGTGGCGTACAGCACCGTTTCGGGCCAGAATATAGGCATGTTTGAATCTGACATCATCATGAGCTTAGACGCTATTTTCGAGGGTAGAAACGATGGCTGATGTAGCTAGTTTAGTCGTAAAAGTATCAGAGCAAGGCGCGAAAGCCACGTCAGACCGTCTTGACAACCTTTCAAAGTCCGCAAAAGTAGCGGGGGCCGCTGTAGCAGGCCTTGCTTCTATCGTAGCGGCTACCGCATATAAAGCCGCGCAAGAACTGGTTGACTCACAGCGGCAACTGGACAAGATGTCCGCTAGTTTGAAGACCTTAACCGGAAGTACCCAGGGCGCTAAACAGGCGCTTAGTATCCTGCAAGATTTTGCGCGCGACACCCCATACGGGCTTGAGCAGGCGGTGGAAGGCTTCCGTAAGCTGGTGGCTCTGGGCCTTACCCCATCCGAGGAGGCGTTGCGGTCCTACGGCAATACCGCATCGGCTATGGGTAAGGACCTTAATCAGATGATTGAGGCGGTAGCCGACGCCAGTACGTTCGAGTTCGAACGCCTCAAAGAATTCGGCATCAAAGCCAAGCAGAACAAAAACGACGTAGAGTTTACGTTCCAGGGAACGACAACGGTAGTTAAGAAAAGCGCTGCCGATATCGAGCAGTATTTACTCAATATTGGTAACGTAAATTTTGCGGGGGCTATGGCGGACCAAGCCAACACCCTTAATGGCGCTATCGCGAGTGCCAGTGACTCATGGTCGCAGCTAAAAATGACGCTTGCCACCGGTCTTGATGTTGGCGCACTTGCTGAACCTATCAGGTATATCGATGACTTGATTCAGGAATTAAACGCGTCTGTTGCTTCCGGTGAATTAGCCGCTGAAATGCAGATGTGGGGCGACATCGCGTCGGAAGTAGGAAGCGCTATCGAGATGTCATTCGACGCTGCGTTTGGCTTTGTCGGCGACGCCATCAACGGGCTTAATGAACTGTGGGATTTCAGCAGCAAGAGTATTACCGATAGCGGAGAACAAACAGCTACCACCATCGCGGAATCCGCTGCCGATGCGCTTGACTTCATCGCGGAAGAGTTCACCGCGATGGAGAGATTCTTTGAAGATATGGTTAAAGGTGCGCAGGACGCGGGCCGTCTTGTACGAGCCGCTTTCACCCCCGGGGAATCAGTAGACGTAGCTAAAAATATCAACTTCCAGCTTGGCTTGGCTTTGGATACCCAGCGCGATGTCGCCGACGTTACGCGTAAAAGTTTCCGCGAACAGGTAGAAGCTCAACAGGATATTGTAGCGTTAAAACGCGCGGCATATGACATCGATAAGGAATCCGCAAAAGCTGAGGGGTTAAACAAATTTAAGGTAACCGGAACTGGTGGCGGTTCTGACGATGACGGGTCCTCCGCAAAAGCCGCTAAGAAAGCAGCGGACGCGTTCGAGCGCCAGAAAAAAGCGGCGGAAGACTTCTACTATCAGTCAATCCATCTTAATGATGACGTATTCCAGAAAATAGAAGCTAACCAGGAAGAGCAACTGTCTAAGTTGCAGGATTTCTATAGCAATAAGCTTCTTAGCGACCAGCAATACGAAAACGCCAAGACGCAGATTATGTTATCCGCTGAGCAGGCCCGCCAGGAAGAACTGGACAAGAAAAGGAAGGAGGCCCAGGAAAAGCAACAGAAAGGTGACGATTTCATGGCTCAGATTATGGGCCAGAATGCCACCGAGCTTGAGCTTCTGGATATTCAGGAACAGCAGAAACTGGCGGTAGCGGATAAGTACCGGGAACAGGGTCTTATTAATGAAGAACAATACCAGGCTGCGCTTAACGCCATCAACGAACAGTACGCAACCAAGCGTGCTGACGCAACGGCAACAGCTTTTGGCAATATGGCATCCAACATTGGGTCCGCGTTAGGTGAAGCATCTGGCGCTTATAAAGCGTTCGCTATCGTACAAGCCACTATCGCTACGTACACCGCAGCTATTGAGGCATATAAGTCAACTGCTGCTATCCCGGTTGTCGGACCGTTCCTTGCACCGGTAGCTGCTGCTGCTGCCGTTGGGGCAGGTATGGCGCAGGTTTCCGCTATCAGGTCTGCGCGTGAACAGGGTGGTCAGTTATCCGCAGGGCAGGCTTCCACCATCGCAGAACGTGGTAAACCCGAAGTTATCATGCCAGCTGGCGCATCGCGTGTTCGCACCGCGCAGCAGATGAAAGAAATTATGGGGCAAAACGGGTCTTCTTCCGGCCCGTCTAATGTTACTATCGTAAACAACACATCGAGTCAGATTGGCAATGTATCCACTGAGCAGGATGACGAAGGCCGCTTACGCATCATCATCGAAGAGCAAGTGGCAGCCTCTTTGCAGAACAGCAACAGTAAGATTAGCAAGGCCCGCAAGGCCACAAGAAACGCGCCGGGGTTCAAATAATGAGCGACTTATATTTCCCACGTAGCCTTAAGCCTATTGTGTCGAAAGGCTACTCAATGACCAGGCGCAACAACGTCTGGAGCGTTGATTTAGCCGGTGGAGGTGTGCGTCAGGGGCGAGACACGTATTATGACGTGTTCCCGATAAGCGTAACCCTGATTACATCTGCACTAGGGCGGCAGGCGTTTCTGTCGTTCCTTGAGAAAGTCGACGGCGGTGCGTCAAGTTTCTGGATGGCGCATGACTTCGGAATGGGTATTGAGGATTATCAGGTAACAATCACGTCAACCATCGCCGAGTCCACCGAAGACGGGGTCAACTGGACTATTACTTTTACGGCAACCGCAGAGAAATCGCCGTTCCAGAACCTTGAGAACCAGTGCCTTGTTAACAATCTGCCGGACTTGTATGGTTGCTATGGTGATGGGCTGGGATGTTTCCTTAAAGCCTACGGAACCGCGCAATCAACGTTTCCACGAATTTGGGACCCGATGCAATGAGCCAGGAATCAGTAGAAGCCTCCTATCGCCGTAAGCTGGCCTCAAATCCCGACGGCGAGATGGACTACATCACGTTGCAAGTCAGCCACCCGTTGCTGTCAAAGACGTACTATCTTGTGCGCGGACTGCAGGAACTTACGGCAACGCTGGAGACAGGCGAAACAATCACGTTCGAACCAACCCCGATGGAGGCGTCGGGGGCTGCTAACAATAACGACATGGACCAGACGACGACGTTTACCCTTCCTGACGTCGGAAATTTACTGGACGATGAGCTGGATAATATTCCGATGGATAGCACTGAGTTGCCGAAGTTCATATTTCGCCGTTATGTCAGCACCGACCTGTCATACCCGGCAGATGGCCCCGTGGTATATGAGGCGCAGACCATAGCTCAGGACAAGGGGCGGTTCTCTGCTAATTTAGGGACGCCTATGCTGAACCAACGAAGCACTGGTATACTTATGACACCTAAAGAGATACCGTTATTACGCGGTCTGTTAATCACATGAACATTAACGACTACACGGGAATACCTTACGACTTTCGCAAACGCAATTGCTGGCATCATGTGCGTATTGTCCGTGCGGATGCCGGGTTAGCAACCCCGGCGTTCGACGCTACAAGCCCAACGGCAATTAACGAAGCGTTTGATGAAGGTCATCGTGACACGAAGGGGCTTACGAAAATTGATAAGCCTGAAAACTTGTGCGCGGTTCTTATGGGTAGGCGCCGCGGCGGCAGAATCGTGTGGCACGCCGGGGTCTACTTTGACGGAATGGTGAGTCATTGCGAAATGGCCTCCCGTCAGGTACGGCTTGACAGGCTTGTTGACCTAAGAGACTTGTACACGGAGATTGAATTTTGGCGATAATCCTGCACTACACGCGAAATGCTAACGGTGTTTTCGACCGTACAAAACACGTCGGGATGCCAATGGAGTTTGTTGTTAACCATATCCCTGACGGCGTTCCTGTGCGCGTATATCTCGGTGAGATTGGTGACGACACCGATATCACTGACGACTTCGACGCGCTTAAAGACGAAGACGCGGTGTATCACATAGTAGAAGGAGCTGGTGGAGGTGCGCTTGTAGTAGGTGCGCTTGTTGCTTTGGTCGTCGTTGCGGCTACGGTTTTACTAACTAAGAAACCGAGTCTGGCGGTAACAGCGACAAATAACCAAGCAAAATCCGCTAATAACAGCCTAACAGACCGCTCCAACAAGCCGCGTCCTTACGAGCGCTCTTATGACATATGCGGGACTGTGCAGACAATCCCTAACGACCTTATGCAGACGTACAAGGCGTTCAACTCCACTGGTGCTTTGCTGGAGTATTCGTACTATGACGCTGGTCGCGGGCATCTGCATATTGAGGCTGATGGCGTCACGGAAGGCGACACCCTGATAAGCGACATCACAGGTTCTTCTGTTGCCGTGTACGCCCCCTATACATCACCAAACAATACAACTACCCCGCAACTACAAATCGGCGACGTCATTGACCAGAAACTCTATGTGACGTACTCCAACGACGACGTTGACGGTATTGTACTGAAAGCACCGAACGATATCGGGGCCAACCCAAGCGCCGACGGCACCGCTAAACGTATTTCAAACACCGGCTACATCTATGACCCGTCAGGAGACTCTGCTTTTTCTGAGTTTCTTAGCGTCGGTGATGTGGCGGTGCTGAGCAACTTTGACGTTGCGGATGTCACTAACCTGAACGGCTCGTTTGAGGTTTTATACGTTGACGACTTCGAAGTAAGATTAGCCGTAAACGGTGCGTCTAACTGGGCCGCGTTGACCAGCGGACAGACGTACACGCTAACAGAGCGTTCAGATACGTTTATCGGCCCGAGCAACACATATGACGTATCTCTTACGGACTGGTATTACATGGTACGCGGAGAAGTTGACCGGGTACTTGCTAACGTTGCCGGGCAGAACGGCCTCTACAAATACGACGGCGGCTATAACCGTACCAGCGTAACCGTAGAACTCCAGTATCAGATGATTGACTCTCAGCGTAACCCGTTGGGCGATATTTACACGGTACAGGCTACAATTACAGGCAACAATACGGATTACGTCGGTACGTCTATCTATGGCCAATTGCCGACAGCGTCTCGTTTCCGTGCCCGCATGCGCCGCGTAACGAATTTCGACAAGGACTACGACGGGACGGTAAGTGACGAGATAACCTTCATCAACCTGTACGGGCAGTCACTGGACACAACCCCACACTACGGCAACCGAACTACCGTACATTGTGCCCGTAAACAGACGCCGCGCGCTGCCAGTATTGATAACCCTGAACTGCGCATGATCGCGACCGAGATGTGCTACAAATACTTAGGCAATGGGGTATTCGATACGGTAATGACACCAAACACTCAGGCCGTGCAGTCGCTAATCAGGCTGGCGCGCGACCCGGCGGTGGGTAATCTGGAACTGACAACGGCAAACATGGATAAGTTACTATCCGTGCAGGAAGAAATAGAGTCCTATTTCGGAAGTGAATTAGCGGGGCAGTTCTGCTACACGTTCGACGACTACGACACCACGATGCAGGACATCGTTCAGACCATAGCGGAAGCCGTGTTCTGTACTGCGTACCGTAAAGGCGCGGATATTATGCTGCGATTCGACCGTCCTGTCGCGGGGCCTGAAATGGTATTCACACACCGCAGTAAGACAACTGGTACGGAGAAATGGACCCGCACGTTCAACGATTCGACAACCTACGATAGCCTGTCGTTCTCGTACATTGACCCTGATACTAACGTACAGGAAACGATTTATATCCCGGAAGAACTCGGCGCAAACACCGAGGAGTACGAATCGAAGGGGGTGCGCAACTACCAGCAGGCGTACTGGCTGGCGTGGCGCCGCTACCAGCGCAACACGTTAAGTAAAGTTGTCGTAGAGTTTGAAGCTACGGAAGAAGGTGCGCTCGCCACCCCCGGCGGGGTAATCAGCGTTGTTAAAGGCTCTCGCATTGCGCCGCAAGATGGTTATGTTGTTGCCGTTAATGGGCTTACACTGACATTGTCCCAGCCTGTTACGTTTACCCCCGGAGACGACCACTCCATCATTCTTAAGAAGCGCGACGGCTCCGTACAGAGTATCTCCGTTATCAAAGGAAGTCATGACCGCGAAGTGGTTATGCTCTCCGCGCCGGAGGAGGCAATCTACACGGGGAATAGCGCGCTAAAAACTGAGTTTTCATTCGGCAACGAAGCAAGGCATAATGCTCAGAAGATAGTTGTTTCTTCAATAGACCCGGGCGATGACCGCACGGTCAAGATTACTGGCTACAACTATGACGACGGATTCTATAAATACGACGGCGTCGCACCTTTAGGCCGCGGTTTCTCCGACGGATTCAGCAATGGTTTTAATTAAAGAGGACTCTATATGTCAAGCGGATGCGGTGATGTTTTAAGCCTGGCGGATTTACAAACCGCCAAGAAACACCAGATTTTCGAAGCAGAGGTAATTACCGGTAAATCTGGCGGAGTAGCCGGGGGTGCAGATATTGATTACTCCACCAATCAGGTTACTGGACAGACCCAGAAGACGTTACCTGCCGTGTTGCGCAGCCTGGGTCTAGCCCCTGCATCTTTCGATTTCACATCTGGGGGTACTTTAACTACTGACGACAGGAACAAGGCCGTGTTATGGCCCTCTACGGACGGCGGCGACGGGGACTGGTACTATTGGGCAGGTAGTTTGCCGAAGACTATACCGGCATCATCTACACCCGCATCTTCCGGCGGTGTAGGGGGAGGCGCATGGTTGTCTGTTGGGGGGGTTATTTTACGACAGGACCTGGCTGCTTTTGGTGGAGCATCATTGATTGGTCCAGGTGTAATGTCCCGCGGAAACGATAAGTTTTCTATCATGCAAGGGAGAACCGGGGAGTATCAAAACGATGGTATGACATACGGGATAGGAGTTATCCTTACGGACCCTATCACTGGCACTATACCCAACGCCAGCACTGCAAAATTTAACTACCTTGCTATCATAGACGACCAGGTTAATGCTGTTGACGATTTAACGGCCGGGACAAAAGTTGACGGGCTACAGGTAAACCATGTTTTCGGCGGCACCGCAGCCAAAGGTGGCAGGCACGCGGCAGAATTTGTATCTACCCATAAATCACCTACCAGTGTCGACAACCCGGACCGTAACTATGTGGGTGTGGTTGGGTTGGCAGTGTCGCAAAATGGCGACGGAGGGGCAGTATCAACGTCCCCGAGCACATTCAAAGGTGGGTACTTTGGCGGGAATATGTACGGTAGTTTGAGCCCATCCGCCGTTGGTGTATATAACGTGACCGCATGTGAGTTTAACACAGTAGCCTCCGAAGGGTCGTCTGTATGGTATAGGTCAGGGATTCAGGTCATTGGTGGTGGGGCCGTACAAGGAAGCGCCGTAGACGTTGGGGTTGCCTTGTCGAATCTTTCGACAGCTACGGTCCGATGGAGAAACGCCTTTCGTATAGGGAACATGAATGGGGGGCACGCGTTAGCATCGGACAGCAAAATACTTGTAGCGTTTACCGATGTGACGTCGATCGCATCTGGGTTCGAGATACCAAAGTGCTCAACTACTATTTTAACATCCGGAGACGTTAATTTACAGAACGATAAATTAATCATGAGCGCTTCTGGGTCTGCTATTGAACTGGGAAGCACCACAGCCCCAGGTACGGCATACATAGACTTTCACTCAAGCGGAAACCCTAACGATTATGATGCAAGGGTTGTGGTTAGTGGCGGGGCGTCGTCTTCCGGGCAAGGCACTTATGGGGTTAACGCGGGTGTTATTCAGCTTAATGCTTCTACTGAAGTCATAGCCGCCGCCAACATAAGACCCTCTACGGACAATACCATATCGAATGGCACCGCGTCTAGACGGTGGTCTGTGGTATACGCGGGAACCGGGACGATAAACACATCAAATGAAGACCTCAAAGTACGGGATAAGATACTTGAAGCCGAACGTGCCGCGGCCCTGGAAATAAAGAATGACATATGGAAATTTAGATTCAAAGATGCTATCGCCGAGAAAGGCAACGGTGCCAGGTATCACTTTGGCGTAGGTGCGCAATCTATAGGTAAAATTTTGCGTAAGCATGGACTGGACCCTGAAATGTACGCTTTCTACTGCCACGATACCTGGGACGCGGAGTATGAGCCAATCATGGCTAAGCGTACCGTACTTAAGGACCAAGAAGTAACGGAAATAGACGACCTAACCGGCAAAACTATTACTACCACTAAGACGATTGAAGTCGAGGAAGAGTACGACACCGGGGAAAAGAGATGCACCTTAGAGGCAGGTGAAAACTTCGGCGTTCGCTATGAGGAACTTCTTTGTTTTATTATGGCGGCCCTGTAAAACTAAGGCCCCAAACGGGGCCTTTTCTCTACTCTTCTGATAACTTCTCCAGTACAAACTCCAGTTGCGCATTAGCGGCATCTCTCTGTTGCCGTAGTCGTAGAACCTCCTCCTCAAGTTCCTTGATACGTTTTTGCAATGCCGGAATCGGGGCTATGATGTTCATCTGGTAAATTTCCTCGCAAGATACGTTATTTCTTCTTCACAAAGTTCATCAAGGTCGTTAGATACAAATCCTCTGGTGAATGTTTTGCGGAACTTTAATCCAGCTTTATCATTGTCACCAGCGCACACCCAGTCATACGGCAAAAGTGACATTTGCTGCCGTAGGTCGGTTGATATATTTGACCCCAACGCGCTAACTGCATTAAACCCGCAATTCATCAAAGCAACAGCTTTAAATATGCTTTCGGTAACAAATACCACCCCGCTACTTGGCAAATACTCAAGCCCCCATAAACACGGCCTTGTTGTTCGGGTAAAGTACCGCGCGTCTTTAGGGTTTTTACAGTTCTTTTCTGCGTGTGGTTTGTAGTGCTGGTATCCGCGTAGCTTACCGTCAAAACCCCACAGGTAAAACGTAGCTACTCCAGCGCCTAAGACTACACGTAAACGGTCGGCGTCAAAACCACGCGACAGCAGATGCGCCTTAAGTAGAAGCTCCTCACCATTCATCATTTCTTACCTCTGCGCTTCATATAATTAAGTAGTTCGTCCTGTACAGACCTTTTCTCGTCTGTACGCGCGGCGACAACTTCATCAAGAGTATCTCTGGCTATTATTTGATAAATGAATACAGACCGTTTGTATCCAGATTGCATCTGCCTTACCGGGCCTATGCGCTCGATAACCTGCAGATAATGCTCCAGGTTCCACCCCTGACTCATAAATGCCATGTGGTGTCCGCCGTGTTGTAGCGACAGCCCGTGACCCGCGGAGGCCGGGTGTATCAGGAGCATAGGTATTTCACCGCGGTTCCATGCTTCCATCTGCTTATTACCCTTAGCACCTTTGGCAAACGCCTGCGCCTGAGGGAATCGCTTAAGGATGCGCTCCAGTTCGTGCTTGAACTGATAGGCCACCAGCAACGGCGCGCCCTGTAACTCCTCTACAATGGACTCGAGCGCATCAAGTTTCGTGTCGTGCACTTTTTCCCAATCTTTGGTTGCTTCGCCGTCGGGGCCCGACACATATACGGCACCGGATGCAATCTGCAAGCACTTCGACGTCTTCGCCGCGGCGTTAGCCGCTTCAACTTCCCCACTTTCCAGTTCTGCGAATAGCTTCTCCTCCATATCTATGTACGCCTGACGCGCTTTCTTCGGCAGGTCAATTTCCACCGGCACGATAATAGGTGCTTCACAACCAAACCACTCGGCAGCGTCAATCGTGAGACTAATGTCCTTCATCTTCTGGTGAATCTCGTTATCTGCTCCCGGGCGGGCATGGTACTCGCGTGCCATCGCTGATTTGCCTTTCTGTACCGAGTTAAACCATCTGTCGGTGAATGCCGTGTACGAGGAACCCAGGCGCTCACCTGCGTCGATAAACCAGTTCTGACCCCACAAGTCCTTGAGGCCGTTTGGCGAGGGCGTACCGGTCAGGTTGATAAAACGCTTAACCTTTCCGAATGCCACTTTACTAAGTGCCTTTGCCCTCTTGCTACCACCTGAACGGCTGCGGAACGATTTCAGCTTCGTGCTCTCATCAGCAACGATAACCGTAAAAGGCCAGTCGTCTTTGCCGTAGTAGTCAATCAGCCACTCTATTACCTCGTAGTTGATACAAATCACATTGGCGTCTGACTCCAGCGCCGCGATGCGGCGCTTCTCTGAACCAGTTGCATCGGCGACACGCAGACAAGGGAATTTCCATTTCTCTTGTTCCGCGGGCCACGTACCCGACGCAACGCGTAAAGGGGCAAGAATTAACACTCGGTCGTCGTCATTAAGTTGCCCATTACGGAACAGGCGGTTTAAAGTCCACAAGACGCTGCCCGTCTTCCCGGCGCCCATGCTTGCCCATATGTTGCAGCGATGGTGCCGCAACATGAACGAAGTCATTAGCTTCTGGTACTCGCGCCTTTGAAACTTACTCATTTACGGCCCCCATGAACGCCTTTATAAATTCAGCGGCTACTTGCGGGACGATAGCATTGCCGTAACCGCGCAGGCGCCCCACTCTGGCGGGAACCCCATTATCTGACGAGCCATAATCGGGTGGAATGATTCGAGTTTTACCATCTGCTCCTTTGTCGGTTTTCCATTCGGACCAAAAGTGTGTAGCCACATCTGGCGATATAGCGTGTCGTTTCTCATCCTCCCATCGTTTCTCATGAATGACCGACTTAAATCCCCTGAATCCCTGTGTGACCGTGTTGTAGCGGTAGCCCAGGGTTGCCCCAAAGAAGAGTCTTTCTCTTTTGTGCGGTGCGCCGACGCTACAAGCTGGGAGTACGGCAAACCCGACGGCGTAGTCTTCTCCTTCCAGGTGAGTTTGTAAATCGCACATCCACGATTTTGCAATTGCTGGCGCAACCTGCTCCCCAAAGAGGACTGGAGGGTGGCACTCGCTGATGAGGTCGAGGAAGACTGGCGCGAGGTGTCTCGGGTCGAACTGTCCGAGTTGTTTTCCTGCCGCGCTAAACGGTTGGCAAGGCGGGCTTCCCGTCCAGAGAGGCGTATCTTCCGAAACTCCCGCAAGTCTGAGCGCGAGAGGCCAGCCGCCGATACCAGCGAAAAAATGACACTGGGTGAATCCGTCAAGGTCTTCTGGTCTAATTTCGGTAATGCTTCTTTCATCTACAACTCCAAAGGGTATTTGACCCTGTTTTATTAATTCACGCAGCCACGCGGCGGCGCCTTTATCCCATTCATTGTAATAGTTCATTTCGCCACCAGAACTAACTCTTTACGCCCGAACGCCGTAACGTTACCCGTTACATCTTCGATAACCAGTTTCCCGTTCGACTCGACGAACACCGTATCAACGGCAACAGGACGACGTGTCTTAACGTTGAAAATCATGTCACCCGGTACGATGTCACGTGCTGGTTTGCGGTCATATTCGTGTTTCATTTCTCAATTCCTTATAGTTAAGGCCCCGAAGGGCCTGTATTAGTTAGATAATTCGGCTTGAACTTGCTTAATAAGTTCTCCAGCCGTTGTGAAATCTACAGACAGCCCTTTAGCGACGTCTTCCGCAAGCACCTTGCGGCCAACTGACCCGAAACCGAGAATACGGTTTACTTCCGAAACCTTCATAGACCATGAGTAATTAGCTGACGCTCCTGTGTATTTACAGATACGAACAGATGAATCGATTGAACCCATAACCATGGTGTTTACTGACAGTTGAAGTTCGATAGCCATTTTATAATTCCTTATATTGTTGGGGTATGTGCTTACTATAATAGTTCGCTATTAGGGTGTCAACCTGTTTTATCGAACCAACGACAAAAACATTTGCACCGCGTTTACGCATACGCTCATGCTCTCGTAACTGGTGGGGGTCTGGCTTCGTGTTTTCGTCTTTCTTAACCTCGACGAACCAGACGATGCTGTAGGGGAGAATTACCAGCAGGTCAGGAGCGCCCACTCTATTTTCGTAGGAAAGTTTACGAACGAGGCCCCCCAGGGCCTCGAATCGCTCTTTTGCGTATTTCTGCACGCGCCCCTCAGGCGTACTCATAATACACACCCCTCACGTTTCGTATGTTCAATCCCGCAGCGCGGACAGATTCGACAGTCTTCTTCGTAGAACCAATAAATTTTCACTCCATCACCCACAGATAAATTGCGATGAACATGCCCAATACAGCAACCATCATGCTGTATTGACTCTCGTGACAGTAGACACCGGCGGCGAATCCCGCCAGTACCGCAATAATCAGTTTACTTGGCATAGCGTTTTAACTCCTGACCTTCTGCTACAAGAGGGAACCCTTCAGCCCACTCAGGCAACGCGCACATTAATTTTTCCAGTTCAGCCACCGTGTACTCGGGGGTGTCCGGAGTTTCACATACCAGTTCATCGTGTACCGAAAGCACGATGGGGTACCCGCCGCCCTCAACATTAATCATCGCATATGCGAGTAAATCACGGCACAGCGCCTGAACAATGTTTTCGCAGGCTTTGCCGCCGTGGGTGTACAGGGTAGTCCATTGACGGGTTAACTGGTTTTCGCCCTGATACTTGATTCGCACATTCGTATTCACCCGTCCATCTTCATCTGTTTCCTTTGTCACACTAACGCCGATTCCCGGATACGAGAGGACGCGACCTGACGGCAACTCCATGCATAACCACCAACCAGGAACCTTCCTGCCGGATGAATCAAATTCTACCGTACGCCATATGCGGATAGCCCTTCCCCCCTTCCTGCGCAAGTGTGCTCCCGCCCAAAATTCACGACCAGGATTACGAACAGCGGCTAAAATTCCGTCTTTAAGGTCGCGCCAGAACGCTACTGTTTCCGGGTGTGACTCGCGCCACATACGCTTGATTGCGTCGCAGGTACGCCACACCTTCTTGTCCAGAATATACGACGGTCGGTCGTCCTTTTCACCAGGATGTGGTGGTCGCTTTGCTTCCTGGATACGCGCCCATTCATAACCACGTGCAGTAGCCGCCCATATATGATCAGGGAAAGTCCCGTCCATTGTTTTTGCCATCTCAATAAGGTCAAGACCTAAATTTTTAGCGAACGTAACGAACGCTCCGACGCCCCCCTCGTAGCCGAGGCCAAGCTCGCAGGCCTTGCCTATCTGTCTGATTTCCTTGAAGTTTTTCTTAATATCATCTGGGTCCATGCCGAACATCTTACCCGCGGTTACACAGTAAATATCAAGGCCGGCGCGGAACGTATCGAGCGCGGTTTCTTCACCGGCTAGCCACGCTAAACCGCGACCTTCGACGTTAGAATAATCGGCAACAACAAACTTATGTCCTGCTTCCGGTATGATGCAGCTACGCACTGTCGACGCCGTTAGCTTGGCTACGTCGAAACGGCGATGAGCACGACCCTTAAGTAACGCAGAAATGCCTTTATCCAGTTCATCATCGTGATAGTAACCGCGCGCCAGGTTCTGTGGCTGGAAGCCTTTACCTGCCCATCGCAGGGTACGTTTTGCTCCGCCGTACTGTAAGCAACCGCGGCGTCGGTCGTCCGAAGAGCGACCCAACAGCAGCGGGTTATATTTCGTTGATGCGGTGGACGCAGCCCCGAGGCGCATTTCGATAATCGCGCGGGCGTCGTCCGGTAAATCGTCGTTGGCAAGCAGGTCGTTAAGCGTTGACTTCTGCGCGTTGTGGATTCGGTGTGCTGGTGCGAGTTCCCGCAAAATAGGCAGAAAGTCCTTTCCAGTAAGCGAGCCGCCGTATTTGCGCTGTGCTTCTTCCTGTAACTGCGCTTTGTGTTTCTCCACGGCTTCAATCGCGGCTTCCGCCAGTGCGACGTCAACCTTAAAGCCTCGGTCGTTGATTAACTGGTCCAGTTCCAGCACACGGTCCTCAAACTCGGAGTTACCCCAACGCGGCAGCTTATGGAAGACTTCACGCATTGCGGTGATGTCGCTAACGGCGTACTTGATGAACAGCGCCCACTCGTCTGGGTGCGTTTCTGCGGTGTAACGGCGGATTTTGTAGTTCTTCGGTGTTGGTTTAGAGAAACGCTGAATCAGCGCCTTACCGCGTTTGTCTTTTGCATTGTCCGCGGATACGCCAAGCACTTCGCACAAGGCATCAAGAGAACCCGGCAGCGCGTGACGAAACGCCCAAATCATCGTATCAATGGTGTTGCTCACCGGAATATCAAAGTCCCAACAGTGCTTCATGATGAGCCTGTCGAACATTGATCCGTTGTGCCACACCATCTTGATACGGCTGTTCGGCTTAACCAGGCGGCGTAGAGCGCGGTGCAAATCCCCCGGCATGTCGCTGCCATCGGTGCAATCCCACACCTGCACAGGCTCGTCATCGAAAGCATAGGTACAGATTAGCACTTCGGTAGTTGGGTGTTCTGCGTAAGCATAGGAACCGACTTTCTTTAAATCGGCTTCGGAGAATGTTTCAAAGTCCAGGTATAAGTAGCTCATTTCTTTTTCCTTAAATCCAGTGCCTTCGTTTCACTTAATCTTATTTTCATACAATCACGGCAAATCCACACATGCCTGTACCCGGCCCGGTACTCATCTGCGTACCACGGAAGCGGTTTCATATAGCGGTATACGTGCTTACAGAAAATCATTATTTTCGACCCTTAGTAAAAAGGCCCAATGAAGGGCCTTAGTTAAATTGATTCAGATATTAACGGCGACGACGTTCACGGCGTGGTGCTCCATCTTCTTCGTCGTCTTCCAGGTCGTCGACACTTGCGGCGACTTTAGAGCCGCCGAACGCTTTACCTTCGCCGACGTATTTAATGGCCAGCAGGTTAACGCCGAGAACTTTGTATTTCTGGCTAAACCAGATTTCAACGCTTACGTTGGCAACACAGCCACTGTAAACCTGTTCGCCTTCAATCTGTTCTCCGTCTACATTAAAGTCCTGCTCTACCTGAGTCTCACCTTTTTTAGAGGTTACAATCAGTGGCTGTTTCTGTGCCTTCGCTTTGAAGTAGAATCCTTCCGGGAAATCTTCAAACGGATTGTCGCGCTCAGCAATATCTTTAATCGCACATTTATCCATGTGCTTACCCTCGCCGTAGTTGGATTTCATCCATTTCTCGGCAGCGGCTGCGCCTAACGCTTCTTCAACTACGGCGTAAACAGTGTCGTAGAGCGCATCGATTTGAGCATGGTCAGACGGCAGGATAATAGTCGCGCTGTACTGGCCTTTAGTGATTGAGCCATCATCGTTTTCACGGTCTTTTTCGCGTTCGAATACGTTAACCCATGCAGTGTTTACTTTACGCAGATTCAGTTTCAGTCCCATTTGATTTCTCGCTTTTAAGTTTACTCCGGGAGCTGCCCGGCCAGTGATTAGAACTATAATAGCTAACTATTCAGGTGTCAACGCTTAATTTTAGAAACTTTCTCACACCAAAGAAAATAGCGCTCGATTGACTCACTATCGCGAAGTTTACGGTCTACCCACGCGATAGACGAAGTGAACGCGCCTATTACTATAAAAGGAGAAACAAGCGCCCAATACTTAATTTTACGAATCATTCTAAATCCTCCTCTGTTACCTGATTCCACTCAGGCCGTTTGTCGTCTGCCGCTGCAACACATGGTGCCCCCGGCTTGCGTGTGATAAATGGCTCAAGCGCAGCCATCTCGTCCGCCGACAGAACTTTGGCGGCTTCTGTTGGTGACATCAAAACCTCTTTTTTGAGGATATCGCCGTGTGAAACTTCAATCGCGTCCGCGTCTTTCCACGCACGATTACCAGGGCGACCCTCAACCAGCTTGTACCCCGGCACTTTCTTGCCGGAATGCAACGCGGCAGACATCGCTTTCTCAACCTTGTCGATGTGCTGGCGCAACAACGGCAGCTTCTCATACTCAGTTACGAGTTGCTCCGGTGTCAGTTCCGGCGCAAAGTCGTCTTCAAGTTCTTCCGCCAGCACCGCGTTAACGGTTTTTGTACGCGCAGCACACTGTTCAGAGAACCGGCACCACTGACAACCACCGACAGACGGCCTGAAGTCAGACGCTTTCAGATTCTTCTTGCCACGGAAATACGCATCAAGAGCCAACAGTGCACGTTTCTGCGCAAACTTAGCGAACAGTTCCAGACCTTCAACCGAGATGTCCCACTCCGACGCACCGCCAGCATACGGCTGGAAGATGACCAGACGAACCACGGTGATGTTATAACGCCTCTTTAGTCGGCGATAAACACCGAGAGCGTAAAGCATAAGCTGCTTGTTTTCTTTCGCTTCGACACGATGCCGCCCGGTTTTCAGGTCGCCGACGGTAAGCATGTGCTCGTCAGTGTTAGCCAATTCCTGAACGGCAACAAGGTCAGCGGTTCCGAACGTCTCAACGCCTTCGTAACCGGGATGCAATACCTCAGTAAGATTGACACGCATTTCCAGCTTGGCGTAAGTCGCTACATCGATAATCGCTTTGCAGTAGTCGGTATACTTGCGTACCTGCTCAATCATATCAGCCGTAATCAGTACCGCGCCTTTCATCGGACTGATTAGCGCCTTAATCTGGCCTTTACCCTCATCCAGCACATAAGCACCGACTTCACGCTCTAACGGCAACGCAGTACCTTTGATGTACTGATTTAAATGGACCTCGGCTATGGTGTGACACGCGGTCCCTGTAACGGCAGCTTTACCAGACGTGTTAGGAATATCTTTTTCACAGGCCAGTGATGCACTGCACGTCAGCCACTTCTTAGCACCTGACGGCGATAATAAGGCGTGCACATCGTTATTGCCACCGCGTTCTTTTAGAATCATTTCTCAGCCCCGTTAACTGTAAACCCATATTTAATCTCGGCTTGCCTACGAGCCTTAGCCGCGTTCTCTAACTTATCGTAGGCCCCTAAATAAATCGGCCTGCCGTCTACATAAATTCTCGCGACCCACTTACCGTAGCGTTTATGAAACCCAACACCTTTAACCCCTGAAGTATTGTCCGTCCGTATGTTGGTGCCGTGTGCGATACTACCTCGGCGCATTTTTATAAGATTTTCTATTCTGTTATCAGTTCTATCTTTATTTTTATGACGAATTACTTCCCCCGGCGCTATCGGCCCGTTAAACATCTCCCAAACTACGTGGTGGATAAGTTTAGTAGTCCCGTTAAAACGTAGTATTTTAAATTCACTCCCGTCGTTGTCCTCCCTCGTACTGCCAGCTTCTTGCCCTATTTTTACAGATTTTGACGGACTTATTTTCCAAAATAATTTACCGGTATCAGGGTCATAGTCAAAAACTTCATGCCAATTCATACTCTGCTCTCCCACTGGTCAATTAAATGTCGTGTCTGGTGGTGGCAATGCATCGCCCATCCATACATCGACTCGAAGACATAAAAGTCAGGTTTGGCGAAAGTCGTGCGCTTAATCTGCGACACGTGACGGCCTATATCTTTAGGCCGTGGTACTTTGCCTAAGTACGCCATCTCTTCCATCTGGTGCGCACCGGACGGCGCGCGCAACAGCCATAACGCCTCTGTGTTATCCCGCCGGTCAACGGCGCGGTAGAGTTGGTAAATCATAATTCTGACCCTCAGTTTGGTGCCCTCAATAGCGAGGGCACCATAAGTTAAGTAGTTATTCTTCTTCGAAATACTTGTTCTTGATTGCCGTGAGGCGTTCCAGATATTCAGCCAGGTCTTCGTCTTTAATCGCGGCAATCTTCATTTTCTTACCGGTGAACTCTTCCAGTATTTCATCGGAATCGTCGCACGCGGCATCGCTCGGACCTTCGTTAATCGCATCGTCGATAGCCTGAATCTGGTCACGCAGAGACTGGTAATCGACTTCTTCTTCCGGCTCCGGTGTTGGTTCCTCTACAGGTTTAGGGGCTGGTTTTGATTTGCCAGGCTTGCGTTTCGGCTTCTCATCTTCTGCCGGTTTAGTGTCAACGACGTCTTCACCTTCAACCGGGATTTCTTTCGCCTTCTCGACTTCTTCAAGTGCTTTAGCCAGTTCTTTTTTAACTGTCTCTACCCCCGTTACCGCGACGTCAACAGTCAATTCACCTACAGATTTATTAGTCGGTTGTTTCACACTGTTCGCAGCAATCAGTTCATGCGCAACTACGAAACGTTCCAGTAATACTAAGAATTTCTCTAACATTATTTGTTCTCCTGTTCGGCGATATTGTTAAGTTCTTTAAGAATGTCTTTCTGCATGTTTTCGGGTAAGAAACGGAATGCCTGAGTAATCATACCTTCAACATCCCCACGTCCTTCTAGGATGACGTTGGGAAACCACACTTTCCAGTTAGCATCATAATCTTTACGTTTAGCCATTTTGTTTCTTTCCTCTCGTTTGGTATGTGCTAACTATAATAGCGAACTATTCATGGTGTCAATGGGCTTTTCTAAAATAATTAATATGGTACTATTCACATATCAACTGACTAAGGAGTAATTGACATGCAACCATCTGAACTAGGCATCCGTGTAGAACAACGCCGTAAAGAACTCGGTATCTCCCAGCGCCGTCTGGCTGTCCTGACCGGCGTTTCTCAGGGCGCGATTAACCAACTGGCACTTGGGGTAACTCAGGACGTCCGCCCGGCGACGCTGTTTAAACTGGCGGAAGTGCTGGAAGTAGACGCTAAGTGGCTGGCGTTCGGTGAAGGGGCTTAATGCCCCTTTCTTTTTACCTACTCCAAATCTTCCTCTGTCACCACCAGCATTTCATTCGGTTCGTATATTGTCTTCGGCCTTAATCTATCCCCTATTCTTTCAGGTATACGATATGTTCTCGGTACTACTTCGCCGTTTGCATCGCAGCCAAGCATTAGTTCACCATCTTTCAACATTTTATCAAGATGGGTGTTAGTCACAGAGAAGTCACCAGAACGGGCCACTATCTGCTGCTGAGTAAAACCGCGTCCGGTGTCATCAGACTGTTGCAGGTCTTCCAGCGCCGAAAGTATTGACTCCTTCCTTCCTTCATCCCTGCCGCGTTTAACCTCTTCCTTTACTTTTTCTTTACCTTTATCAGATAGCCCTTCTTCCCGCTCTTTCTCCTCGTCAGTTTTGAACGGCTCGAAGCCCCACGGCATCAACACAAGCGCCTTGTGTGGCTCTGGCAGGTCGAGGTTAACGATTGTGCCGTATTCCTCGGTGCTACCCAGGAACTCAACTGCGCGGTATTCTTTCGGCGGTGGCGCTTCACGGAACTGTACCGACTCCAGAACCATGCCAACCGTCTTCTGTTGAGGCCCGTGCTTAAATTTAGAGTGGTATACGTTTATCTGACGGTCTGTAGCGCGTTCGATTGTCAGTTCCACGTCGACACCGGCATACAATGCCCCACTGCCACGGGCTTTCTTTCCGCCCTTCGGTGTATGGTGGACGACGCCCACCGCGGCTTTAGTTGCGTCACGTACTTCTTTCAGGATGGCGATAACTTTACCCATGCCGATTGCCGTTGATGAACTGTTCTCGTCGAACTTATCAATCGTCAGTGCCAGCGTCTGGTTGAGGGTGTCGAACGCCACCATGCCGATTGGCTCGCCCTCCGCAGTTTCGCGCATTAACTTAATCAGGTTTTTCAGTTTTCCGACTTCACCCATGTCGATGACATGTACATAATCTTTACCTTCCTCGCCATATTTAGCCGCGAGTGCGTCGATACGTGTGCGCGTAGCTGCGCCACCCTCACCGTCGATATAGAAATGGTGGCAACGCTGGGTGTCTGCCCCTGCAAACCGATATCCGGCGGCGCTGAGGTACATCATCCCCAGCGTATAGAACGACTTGTACGTACCAGACTCACCGACAATATCCCATATGCAATCTGACGGCATATACCCTTCGACGACGAAATCAGCCTTTACCGGTGCCGGTAACTCATCCTCCTCTGAGTCCTCATCGTCTTCCAGGTCGTCGAGGCTGCATGAAACAGATTCACGCGCACCCCAGCCGATAGCCTCTGCGACTTCACTGAACGGCAGGCCAGTCGCATCGCACGCATATTTCCACACCTCTTTCGGCGACATGCCTTCGGTTGCCGTAATGTCGGTGTTGTGAATCATGGTTACGTTCGGCGCTTCATATCCTTCACGCGGGAAACACAGCAGGAAGTCGTCAGGACGCGGCGTCGGGTCGCTGTAGTTTTCTGCATGCTCTGGTGTGGCTGGCATCTTAAGGCCGCGCGGCGTCATGATGCCGCCGTACTCGAACGCCAGTGCCTCGAACGCATCAGTAAACGCGGTGCGCAGTTCTTCCGGTATCTGGTAATCCGATGCGCCGCTAACGTCAACGGCGGGGATGCCTTCCAGCAACTCGTCCGGGTCAATCAGGTCGTTGCGGCGCGACCAGATAACCTGCGAGCCGACCGGCGGCAGGTACATAGGCTGGGACAGAGTGAACCCGCTGCGGTCAGCACCCATGCCCTTAAAGAAATGCTCCAGCAACCCGTGGCGAACACGGATGACGTCACCACCCTCAACCGGGCGGGCCAGTGGCATGACGACGCGAAAGCGCGGTGATTCATCGGTATGGGATGCCGTGGTGTAAATGCACATCGCCAGGCGGCTGCGCTTAACCAGGCGCACAGCTTCCTGGTACTCTTCCGGTGTTGCACTGTCGAAGTCCAGATACGCCAGCGACGATTTGCTTACAGACGCGTCACAGCGGTAAAAGAAGCCTTTACGCGCTTGCTTAAAGTCGCCTGTTTCCGGGTCTTTTACGGTGCTGCGTGTCGAGTCGCACGCGGCTGTGATATAGCCGGGCGCTGTCTTCGGGTTAATTCCATCACGAACAGCATCGAGCGGCTGGATTAACTCTTTCAGGTCGTCCAGTGTTGCCGTGTGTGTGGTTCTGACGTTTATATCCTTTTTCTCTGCCCGCGCGTTGCGACGGGACCAAGAGTAGGATAAAATTACATCGGACATGTTGTATATTCCTTCAGCAAGTAATTTGGCCTCGGCGTTCACCGCGTCGGGGCTTTCTTTTATTCCAGGTCTTCTAAAGTAGCGGTCATTCCGCGAACTTCGGCAACGGCACTATATTTCCCGCCAACATTTTTCACGACACCGGATTTAACCAGTACACGTAACGACCCTTCAATAATGGCTGAACTATAGTACTTAAAATAACTACGGCGCAAGTCCATAACGCTGCACGACCTTTTTTTACGGGTTAATGAAACGACCGCCGTAAATACGCGTGACTGGAACTCTGTCATTTCACATTCTCCTTAATCCAGGCTTCCACTTTCTCCGGGTCAAACGTACCGGGCTGACGACGACCCATAATACGGATACAGCAATCAGGGAACTTCCCACTCTTTAACCAGTTATTCAGCGTGCGACGAGTAACCCCGATACGCTCAGCTACTTCATTCTGCGTCATCTTTAATCTCCTTAATTACTTCCCGTGCGAACGCTGTAGCTGTGCCGTATTTATTAGGGCAGTATCTGCTCTCGTCATGCCCGTTAAACCACGCCTCTATCAGCAACTCTTTCAACTGTTCTTCTGTCAAAGTAACCATTCTCAAACCCTCATTATCAGTTAACGAAACCAAGTATACATTGCGAATAATGGGAAATCAAACATAATCGCACCTATTGACATTATGAAAATCTTCGTTTAAGGTGCTTCTATATCTTAGTTACTTTGATTCCTGTTCACCTTGTAAGAATGTTTAACCCGTGCGTCAAGCAAAGGGTTAAACACAGGCTTACTGAACACAAGAATTATCGTAACTTTCCTTCCTTAGTATCTCCGGTTGCCCTGGGCAAGCTCTATTCTCATCAGCGGCATATCTCTTAAGTATCTGATTTTCTTAATGTGCCGTAGATTCGCAACCGTAAAAATGTAACGATTATTGGGCAGGCTTAAGGCCTGCCCTTTAGTTACCAAGTAACAAGAATAAAGGCACAACCTTTCCTGAAGAATCACAACGGCAACGTAACCATTTTCAATGAATCTCTTGCGCACCCCAACATAATAGGATACTATTCACTTATCGAAACGAGACAGAGGAGTGAGGGTTATGTTTAAGAAGGGTCAGTTGGTTAAATACTCCGACGATAAACACGGCATAATTGAATTAAAATCTGCTTTATTTCCAGGAAAGTACGTAGTTACCGTGCAAAATGTGAGAGGAGTAAATTCACAAATATACGTAGCGGAGGAGAACTTAAAACTAATCGGCAACAATTTTAAATTCAAAGAGGCGAAGTGATGGAAGAATTATTTGAAGAACTGAAACACCATAAACTGGAAGAAGTGCATTCCATAATTACCCAGTACAGGGTTACTTTATTAGACGGTCCAACTATTTCTTCCGGGTCATGCGAGGATTCGCGGAAATTTTTACGTTTACTACGAACGGCATCGAATCATGGTGCCAGTGCCGACGACTCTGAGGGAGGTTGCCGTGTTAAGTAAATACCGCATAGTTAGTGTAGAGTGGGTTACCGCCTTCGGTGAGAAACGAATTACACCCGCCGTGCAGGTGCGGGTTGGCTTTTTCTGGTGGGTTACTCTGACCCATTGCGAAAGCGTCAAGCAGGCGCGTTACTACATCGAACACGGTTGCACCCGGCGCGAGAAATCTAAAGTTATCGGAGTTATTAGTTATGAATAGCCGCACCTTTATTTTGAGAGAAGCGTTCGAACGGTGGGCCGTCGTTGAGGGTCTGCCGGTTAACAAGGGTTCAAAGAAAGAGTACCTGAACGTTAAGACGCGTCTCGCGTGGCGGGCGTGGAAAGCTGGTGTGCAATCCTTGATTGAAAGAGGTGTGAGATATGGGTAAGTGGATTAAGTGTAGTGAGCGGATGCCGCCGAAAATGACAGGCGTTCTTGTAGCTACAGAGTTTGGACATAAAGGCGATTGGCGGATGAAGTGGGCTACTTATATCCCCGGTCATCCTGACGCTGATGATGGGTGGCTAATTCCTGGGGCTTCCTGGAAACCGTCACACTGGATGCCGCTACCTGAGCCACCTTCGCTGGTATAACAGGTGGTGTAACAGGTCAATAGCTTACTATTTTACTGAGTGACTTACGCTGCTACACAGCAGCGTATCATTTTTCTCATTTTTGTTCTATTTCACCAAACGCAACAATCGAAGCGACTATTGCAGGAGATGCAACAATATAACACACCAATAAAATTTACTTGCACACTGGGATAGAATAGGCTACTATTCATTTACACAAACGAGAGGAGAGACGGAAGATGTATAAGTATCTGACGGTTGAGAAACTGGAACAGCTTTATGCTGAGTTGCGAGTTTGCAGTGTATGCAGCGGCGACAACGAGCATGTTTACGGCGAACTGGAGGTAGCTGATGAGTAACAAAAACGAAGTATTCGAGTACCTGATTGACCAGCTACGGCAGCAGGTGAACAACAGCCCGTACAAGCAACAGTGCGAAGACCTGGCGCACGAGGTGTTGTCACTCAAGAATCAGTTACGTGATGCTTCGGCGCAGATTAAGGAGTTGCATCTGGCTCTGGCCCAAGCTACGGGTGACGTGGAGGCGTATAAACTTATCCGCAAAGGTGGGTACGTTTCCGCAGGCCAGCGCTACGTGGTTGGCGAACATGCGCCAGGGCCAACGGTAAATTGTCGGTGCACACAGACGCCTGTACCGCCGGAGCAATCTGGTTGCCGTAAGGAAGATACGCAGGAGTGCCGCCACGACTTTGAATACATATACCCTGAAAGCGGGGTGCACCGTCATTGTATTAAATGTGGATGGATAACCGAATGACCAGCATCTTATTTATCTGGGTACTGTCTGCGGGCCAGATGCACCTGGCGGCATCGGAAACGTTTTACTCGATGGAGGCGTGCCAGTCAGCGGCACGCGCCGCAGAGAACGCGCACTTCCTGTTTCAGGGCGACAAGCCCAACGATTCAGAGGTACGCGCTATCTGCTCACCTAAGCGACTTGGTAAACAGGAGAAGTGATGTCTCTTGCAACTGACATCCTGAAACGAAGCGGCCTTGCGCCGCTGTCGCCGAGGGCAAACACACGGATATACAAGCGCCGCCGTAATGCGCTGTACCCAGAGATTCAGGCCAGACGCAAAGCTATCCGCGCCTGTGGATTCCAGAACGGTAAGGCCGTGAACCTCGGTGAGTTTAAAACACAGGAACGTGCGGCTATCGCTAATCGGCTATTTAATTACTGGAAATCGCTGGGGTACGAGGATATTCCGACGAAACCGCAGAGACGACAATACATCTGGAGACACAAATAAACTGTTATTAAGATAATTCCTACCCGTGCTATCCTCCAGTTACTGCATACTTAATACGCACCTGGAGGATTCATCTTGGATAAATTTACTGAAACAGTGACAGGCTGGCTTCTGGCTGCCGCGCTAGCCGGAGGGGTCATCGGACTACGACAACATAAGTCCGTTATTTCTGGCCCTATCGACGGCTTCTGCTTTATTGCTACCGGCTTCACTTGCGCCGTATTTGGCGCACCTCTCGCGGCTCAATGGTTTGGCATTACCGGTGAGCGTGAGATAGCTGGCCTCGGATTCATCATTGCCATTCTCTGGATGCCCATCTATTCCCGCCTATCCGGTATCGTCGCCGGAGAATACATCGCACGTCGAGGAGGCACAGATGAATGAGTTATTCTGGTTCGGTGGTATGCTGGCAATCGGAGGCGCATCGCTGTTTAATGTGTATCACCCCCGCGTGGACGACGGACTATTTGGCCGGGTGCTCTATATCCTGACTGCTATTGTCTGCGCCGCCGGAGGCATTCACCTGTTACAGGGCAGCATGTCGCCCACGTTGCCTGAGACCTTAATCACATTAGTTGCGCTGCGTCAGATTCGTCAGGCGTGGCTGTCGTACGGAGGGCATAAGCGTGTCTCGAAACATTTCAGATAATGGATTGCATTTTACCGCTGCGTTTGAGGGATTCCGTGGAACTGCGTATCGCGCTACGCCGAATGAGAAGTACCTGACTATTGGGTATGGAAGCTATGGCCCTCATGTGTATGAAGGGCAGAAGATTACGAAGGGGCAAGGCCTCCTGTTACTGAATCGTGATATGGCTAAGGCCGTAGCCGCGGTTGACGCCGCAGCGCACCATTCACTGACACAATCACAGTTCGACGCTGTGTGTGACCTGGTCTACAACGCGGGAGCTGGTGTGATTGCCGCAACTACCGGCACAGGTAAAGCGCTGCGTTCTGGCGATATTGCTACGCTGCGGGCTAAGCTGGCGCTGTTCATCAACCAGAACGGCAAACCGTTACTCGGCCTGCGTCGCCGCACTGCGGGACGTCTGGCCTTGTTCGACGGTAAACCGTGGCAGGAGGCTGAGGCTATTGGGCGCGCGGTGAAAGGTTGACACCTAAGACTAATCCGCCGATACTTAAATCACCTCCTGTTCCATCCCTCTGCTCTCCAGTTTTATCCCGGCCCTGACCCAGCCGGGATTTTTTTTATCTATTTTCTGCTATGACTAGTTGACTAATACCATCGACCCTATTATATTTACTCCATCGACAACGAGAACGGAGTAGAGAAGATGAGTAACGTATCGACGATAGAAATAACCGAGGAACTTGAAGCTAAATGCATCGCGTCTGCTATGGGTGGGGATTCGGTGGAAAAACTACAGATGAGGGCCGCTGCGGGCTACATACGCAGAGCTAATTCCGCGATGACTGATGTTTTACGTAAACGTTACCTCGTGAAAGCGTTAGAAATCCTGGAGAATAACTAATGAAAATCACAGATATTGAAGCATTCGAAGACGCGCAACTGATGGCACGCATCGCCGTTAGTAACCTGAGCAACAGCATTCCGGCTGACGCGTTCTGGTTCGCCGCAATGCAGACACTTAAAGCAGCTTATGCAGGAGAGAAGAAATGAGCGAACAAGGTCAAGTAAGTCAACCCTTACGAGTAGGCCGTAAAGTCAGTCACACCCCGTTCCCGACACGTGAGGAACTGATGAAACGTAACAGTTTCCCGGGGCCGGACAAGAACAAGTATCTCAATCGCATGTGGGGAGAGCGTAAAAATGACTGACCGTGAATATGAAAAGATGATGGTAGAGGCCGTTAACAGTGGCGTAGACATCGGTCACGTGATGCACGTCCTGAATACTAAAATCGCGGTAGCCGAGCAAATGGTTGAGTCACTTTACGAGACGCGCCGTGAACTGATTAATCGCTTCAACCTGAACAAAGGTGACACCAATGCCTAAAATCACAATCGCATCACTTGAGCGCCGTATTCTGGTGCTCGAGTCAGAGAAACAGACGTTAGGTGGGCAACTGTCGATTAACGGTGAGTACCAGTTAGCCGCATTTAAGGTTCTTCTCATGTTGTTGAGAGGAGAAGAGGAAAAGATGAACGCCTGCGAGCATGATTACCGCCTGCATTTAGTTGATGGGGTGCATCGAGTCACATGCTTAAAATGCGGTAAAGCGTATGAAGTCGCCTGAACCAGTAGTTATAGATGGCGTCCTGTGGAAACCTTACTCGGTTAACCACATCGACGCCGACGGGAAGAAGTTCAGCTTCTACATTTTTGCAATTAGCCGTGAGCACGCCGCCTGTGTGGTAGACGATATACGAGAAACGGCGTGGCTCGGTGATGAGATAGTGGGGTGAGAGTATGAGTCTGGAGGTGGTTATCGGTCTGGTTGGCCTTAGTTACTTCATTGGGTTGTTGGTTGGCCTTCTGTGGGGTAGATACTAATGTTCAGTGACATTAACGCGGCAATCGAAGAAGCAATCTGGCGGCGCTACAACGGCGAGCAGCAGCGGCACTTCTGCCTCGTACAACGAGGTAACATGATTGCCGTAGTGCAGGACCGCGATAACAAATATCCGAATGCGATGTGGACAACGAGGAATTTCTTAGGATGATTACCAGCATTCCGAACCTGATTAAAGAATACGGCACGATGGCTGAGACATGCCGACAAACCGGCATCAATGAAATGACTATTGCGAAGTACAGCAAAGACGTTGATTGCGAACGCCACGTAATTTATAACAACCGTCTGATGACGCACGTTAAGACAAGCCCGGTGTTATTCACGCGCCGGGGTATCACTAAAACTGAGCAACGTATTGCTAAAGAGGAGAGTGGGAAATGATTGAATTCGATGATGTTTCATTCACGGAGAACGTAGACAGGGTTGTTTTAATTGTTTCCTGGGGTTATTACGTGAAAGCGTTCGAAGGTTACACGAAAGCCGATTGCGTAAATCAATTACTGCAATGGGTGTCAAGCCGGAAATAACCAACCAACAAGCCCTCTACGGAGGGCTTTTCTGTACATCCCGCCCAATCCCCTTATATAATCCCTTTAGACGCGTAGGGCGCGTCTGGTGCGCTCTGATGGTCAGACGCATATGCAAGGGGATTCTATGAAGCTGAAACTTAAGCAGCCATCGCCAGAGGTGGTGCAAGCTGCACATGAAGAAGCTGTTAGCGCAAACCGTCGCCGTAAACGGCCGCGCGGTAAACAGAGCCTTTATCAATCATCCCGTAATTCCGCTGCGTTGTGGGACCCGGACTATTGCGACGAATTAATCGAGTTCTTCGACAGAACGTCGTGGGAGCTTGTGCCCACATCTAAGGGTGATGAACGCCCGCTGATTCAGGATAAACCACCGTCACTGGCTCGCTTTGCCTTACACATCGGCGTCACTATCCCGATTATTAAGCTGTGGCTGCGCGAGATTCCTGCATTTGCAGAAGCATACGAAACGGCGCTGGCGCTGGAAGAGGCGTACTTCACTGAGACAGGGGCTGCAGGTATCTCTGCTACGTTTGCTGCTGCTAAACTGGGACTGAATAAGAAAGAAGAATCGACTGGCGAGGGTTCTGAACCTATAGAGATTCGTTTCGTTAAGGCTGTTAAACCGGAGGGCGAGTAATGGATATCCCATTAACAGAACCCCAACAGGATTTTGTATTCAGTACAAAGACACATCCAGCTATTGTCGCGGGACTGGGGGCAGGCAAGTCCCGCGCGGCCACTATGCGTCTCCTGTATCTCATGTTGCGCGAGCGCGGGATAAACACCCTATACACCATGCCTACGTATGACCTGTTGAAGCTGCGCGCCATCCCTGGTGTGGTTGATGACCTGAATATGATGGGGCTTAAGTATGACCTCAACAAATCGGAATACAGTATCCACGTTAAGGGGTACGGTACTATGTTTTTCAGGTCCTATGACAACCCGAACCGTCTAATCGCTTTTGAAGTAGCCCATTCTGTCGCCGATGAACTTGACGTTCTTACTAAAGAACAGGCGTCTCTGGTGTGGCGTAAAATTTCAGAGCGTACCCGACAGCCTTGCAGAGGGGGTAACAGTATTGCTGCTGTGACCACACCTGACCAGGGATTCTCTGGATTTGTGTATGACTATTGGGTTACTAACGCTGACAGTTCTACGGAACTGATTAAGGCGTCTACATTGTCGAACCCATATTTACCTGAAGGCTACGTCGAACAGATACGCAGGAACTACGACGCGGCTTTGGCTGATATGTATATCAACGGTGAATTTGTCAGTTTGACGGCCAATAAGGTGTATCACTATTTCAAACGAAGCACACATGACTCCACTCGCACCCTGCAGAATGAAGACGCTCTGCACATAGGGCTGGACTTTAATATAGGCGGATGCTGCGCCACTGTGAGCATTATCGAAGACGGCAACCCGACGGTTGTTGATGAGTTTGTCAGCCATAATACCGACGACTTCGTCAATAATGTCAGGATACGGTATCCGGGCCATACGGTTACGGTTTACCCTGACGCCTCTGGTCGCTCAGGCCACACTAACGCATCATTATCCGACATAGGTATCATCGAAAAAGCCGGCTTGCGTGTTAACGCTCCAAGTAAGAACCCATTCGTTAAAGACAGAATAAACGCGGTTAACGCTCTTTTGTCACATAGCCGTTTGAGGGTTAACACTTCAAAATGCCCTAAATTAACACAGTCACTGGAAACGCAGGGGTATAACGATAATGGTGAGCCGGAGAAGTTTAAAACTCACCCGGCTATTGACGACTGGAACGACAGTTTAGGTTATTGTATGCATAGGTTGTTCCCTGTCGTCCGCCCGGTTATCAGCACTCCTGTCAGATTCGCACTTTAAGAGGATTATTCAATGTTAACTATGAACGGTCAGAATCAGGGTGTTAAGACAAAACACTGGGAATGGCTGCATCACTTTAGTAAATGGCAGAAGGTCCGCCACGCTCTGGAAGGCGACCTTATTCGCTATCTGCGCAACGTCGGGAAGAACGAGCCTGACCCTACCTACGCGGCACAGCGCCAGGAAGAATACGAGAACGGCGCCATCTGCTACAACTTCACCAAGAGAACGCTGGCAGGGATGGTCGGCAGTGTCATGCGCAAAGACCCTGAGCAGATTATCCCGCCTGAGCTTGAGTACCTGTTACGTAATGCAGACGGTTCCGGTGTCGGGCTGTGGCAGCACGCGCAGGACACTTTGATGGAGATTGACTCGGTAGGCCGTGGCGGGTTGCTGGTGGACGCGCCAGAGACAGCCGCGGCAACGGCAGCCGAACAGAACGCGGGATTATTAAACCCGGTCATTGCATTCTACACTGCTGAGAACATCATCAACTGGCGATTGACTCGCGTCGGTTCGGTTAACCGGGTGACAATGGTAGTGTTGCGTGAGGTATGGGAATACTCGGAACCGGGTGCAGAGTTCGAAACAAAGTTCGGTGAGCAATACCGCGTTCTCGATTTGATTGACGGGCGCTACCGCCAGCGCATTTACCGCTTCGATGCCGAAGGTGGTGCTCAGGGTGAAGTAATCGAAATATTCCCGGAACTTGGCGAACAGTTGCGCGGCAAAATCCCGTTCACGTTCATTGGCGCAAGCAACAACGATGCAACCATCGACGATGCGCCTTTGCTACCGTTGGCTGAGCTCAATATCGGACATTTCCGCAACAGCGCTGACAATGAGGAATCCAGCTTCGTTGTAGGCCAGCCTACTTTGTTCATCGCCCCCGGTGAGAACATGAGCATGGAGCAGTGGAAAGAGGTTAACCCTCACGGCGTTCGTATGGGGTCGCGTTCAGGCCATAATATCGGTTACGGCGGCAACGCGTTTCTGGTTCAGGCAGGAGAGAACAACCTCGCCAAACAGAATATGCTGGATAAAGAGAACCAGGCCATCCAGATTGGCGCACAGCTTATC